TCTTAATTTTCTCCATGATATGGGATACGAGCACTTTGGCGGCATCCGAATTCAGGACGGACAGAAACGAGGCCTGATCCTCCATCCGCTTCTGTGCCTTTTTCTCATCGAGATCCCGGGATTGCTCCTCGATCATCTCCTTGGGCATACCTGTTACGATATCGATCTCGGCGCCGGAATTCATGCGGCGGTACCTCCTGTCTGTTTAGTTCTTTCCATTTTTTCGGCGATCCCGGCGATCCGCTCGGCATGTTCCAGATCTCTCTTGTCCGCCTCGGCCTTGGCCTGTTCCGCGAGTTGCTCGTACTGCTGGGCCTCGATCAGTCCGGCCTTATTCTCATCGACGATTACTCCCTCGTCTTTCAGGTTCGTTCTAACTTCGATCGCCTTCAGGATCTTGTACGGTTTGATATAGGGCGCGAACGCCGGGCTACCCGAGAGCGGGATTACAATTTTCTGGATATTGAGCAGGGCCTCGTTTTCTTTCATGAGTGTCTGAATGCCAGATACGTGGAATAGTCCGTCCACATCCGGAACACCGCTGACCCCGGTCGGTGCCTGTGGGTTGGGGACAATGCCGAGTTCCTGTAACTGGCGCTCCTCGAACATGCGCCGGTAATCATCATAGGTCGCATAACAGCGGACGATTTCGGCGCCCGCCATAATGGAATCAGTCGCGCCCCCTTCGAGGTTTTCACCCATGAGGCTGAAAACACCCAAAGCCTGGCCGAGGAGCATCTCGCTTTCGCGCCAGGTGATGTCCTTGCGGTAGCCGGGGAGACCCTGAACGGCATCATTGACCATGCTGCCGCGCTGAAACGACTGATCGAGATACTGCATGTTACCCAGGACCTCATTGGTTACACCGCGCCGATTGACTGTGCGGACCGCCTGCTGTCCGGATACGGTCTCCTTTGTCAGATATTCCTTGCCGGGATAGGTTTCTACATCCCTGGGATCGACCAGGGCATCGGTGTTGATTTCCGTCATGGGGTTGACGATCCACTTCATGTTGTCTTCGTGCAGACACATGAGATTACACATTGCCTCCCAGACCGTCATGACGCCCTCCAGGAGCCCGCGGCCGCCGAACTTGAGCAGGTCGGGAACCGGAGAAAATGCAATGCCCGGCCAGCGGATAGACTGCATCCCGATATTCTTCGGAAGTTCAATCACTCGCCCCCCGGCAACAGTGTACGTAGCCCGGGGTAGAAGCAGGTTCCCTTTCGGATCAAGGACAATTCCCCAGAATTCCGACGTCAGTACCATGGTGCGGTAATTTGATCGCTCCCAGACCATGTTCTTCCGGGCGGCGATCGCCTCTTTAGTCATAAAATCGTTCTGAGGATCTTCGTTTTCCATTTCTTTTGCCCGCCCGACTTTGAAATACTTGCCGCGCTTTTCGCCCTCCTGTAGGACGAAGTGATCGAGCCATTCCTGGTGGATCCAGTACATGCCCGACTGGTGATCACGGGAGAGGGCATCCGGATCCCGATGAATCTTCCACGGTTCTACGAGCACGTATTCGAGCCCGCGCCCAGGGACCCAGCGCGGAATCATTTCCATACTGAGCCCGATCGCCAGCGCCATGGTCGTCGCGTCCATGAACTTGAGAGGGAATTTCGCGTGCTGTTCGTCGAGCTGCGTCTCCATGGTCTTTTTCCAGAATTCACCCACACCCTGGTTTCTGGAATCAGCGACAGAGAGATATTTCGGGGTGAAGGCCTTTTTTACAGCGGCTGATCCGTAATTGACCGTTGCGAAAGGCTTCGGTACGACGATCCGCGACTGCCACGGCTCTTTGCGGGCATAGTTGACCGGCTCGTTTTCTTTGTAGACGCGGTAGCAATGCGCCTGCGTTCTCCGGATATCGCGGCTGGCTGTTACAGACTGATTGATGCAATCCTGCAGGTAATCCACAAAGTGCTTTTCATTTTCTCCGGCATAGGCCTTAGCCGCTTCCTCCCGCTCTTTGAGCTCTTTTTCATCTGTGAGATGGCGAGGAATGCTATCCTGAGCGCGCTGGATCTCTCGGATTCGGCGATCAATTTCCTCAGTGGGATCTTTCATCAGTTCCATTTCAAAGGCCCTTATGTTTGTCTTAGAGTCCCGCGCCCGGAGCATCCGGGAAAATATCGTCAAAGTTGCTTCGGAAGGAGTTTGTCACTCGGCCAGGTTTCCAGTCGCCGTGATTGTCGCGGCAATGGGATTTACAGGCCTTATCGTTCGGCTCTCCGTCCCAGCCCTTTTCATGCCTTGTAACAGTGCCGCAGTCGGTGCAGACAAAGACCTGTTCTCCACCGCCTCCGTCGTATGGACCGCCTTCGCGCATTTCCCAGTAACGGTCTTTCTTTCCTCTCTTCGCCATCAGTGTATCCTCTCCATTGCGCTTGCTTGATTGCCCCCGGCGCCGTAACTGAGTGCCCGCTGCATGTTCCTGGTCTGGTTGCCGCGGGGCTTCTCCTGTCGAAAATTGTAGGGCATGAGTTCAGAAATCATGTATGTAGCCGCATCGCCAGGATGCGAATGTTCGTTCTTCACAGGAATCGTTCCGACAACATGGCCGTTGTTGTCGGTCTTGTAATGCCAGCCGCCCCTGAACGCTTTGTGCAGAGGCACGGCGGAAGCGGACAGGACAATGGCCGGCTGACCATCGGGCAGCAACTTTCGAAGGGCATGGTTGGTCGGTTCGATCCGGTTCAACCAGCGGGTAGGGCCGGCTTCAAATCGCGTATCCAGCATTTTTTCAATCACCTTGGCCGCAGATCGCTTCGTACTGCTCTGATCGGGCGTTTTCATCGAAGGGTCTCCGATGTCGCGCCAATCCTTTGTTTTCCCCTTGTACTTGAGAGTCGCCAGGAGCTGCAGGATTTTGCCCTCGATCAGCTCTTCGACGCCGATCCGCTCATCGGCCAGGACGTCGTGTATGACCAGTTGGCCGAACGGGTTGTACTGGGCGATTACACAGGCCGGGTATTGATAGCCGTCCCAGCCGCGGAAGCATTGCACCCCGGGGTAGACCGGCAATACTTTCTGGGAAAAATGAAGCAGGGGATTGTACCCGCTCGTAACAGCCTTGCCGCGCTGAACGGTAGACACCTGGCCCTCTACGTATCTGGCCCATTTACCGGTATCGTTCTTGAATGCCGCCTGGTTCATTGCCCGCTGGACTGCGGTCAGGAATTTGTTTTCGCCCTTGCGAATCTGGAAGGTCCGTTTCTTGATGATGGTGCCGTCCTCGGCAACCATGAAATCTTCCGGTTCGTCGATCAGCTCCGTGCTCCAGTGTTCTTCATCACCGGGATTCTGGGTAATCTGCAGGCGCGGCTTGGCACCTTTCTGGCGTCCCGCCCTGGCCAGGGCAAGATCGAAGACCGACTTAGGCAATCCGGCGTTTACTTTTTCCAGAATGGGCGCCGGCTCTTCCAGCCAAATGCAGGCGTATTCAGGACCCTGAAGTTTGGAAAGCGAGGCTTCGTCATCGATTCCGAACAGATCGCACTCCACGCTGGGACGCGATTTGATATACATCTTCTTGAAATCGTCTTTGAAATCTACCCAGGGACCCAAGATTTCCTTGATGCTCGATACGGTCGAGGTCTTAATGTTCTGGTGGGTATCCCGGACGACGGCGGCGCGAATGTTCATGTTGCAGCGCTTGGCGTGGTAGATCAGGGCGGCAACGGCGCAGAATGTCTTTCCTTCGCCCATCGGTCCGATGAGATGGCAGATGTTGGCGTCCGAATAGACAAATGCCTGCTGGGTCGGGGAGAGATCGAAGATCAGGTCACGGGGCATCTTTAGCCCCCTTTACGACGAAGAACTGGCCTTTTTCGTTTGGCTTCAGTTCGTCGCGATCGTGATCGACAAAAAAGATGTTCCCGCTGCCGGCGCCGTCGATTACGCCGGAATAGCGGAGCTTGGTCTCGATAATAGCCGCGGTCATCTTGGCGGCGCTCATGCGCTTTTTCTGTAGGTCGGTATCGCGGATGACATAGCGCAGGCAGGTTTTGATAATCTCCGCAACGGCCTTGACTAGATCATTCGGGCTTTTCGCTGCATCGAGAATCAGGGTTTGCCAATGATGCAGATCCTGAGTGACATTGGTTTCGGCCAGACGGGAGATCAGTTTATCAATCGGCTCCCGGAACCATTCTAGGCATTTCGCCTCGATCTCTTCCAGGGCTTCGAGATCATCCGGGACGGTCTTCCGGAGATGGTTCTGGATGATCTCCTTCGTCTCTTCCCGGCGAATATCCTTGTTCTTTTTCAGCCAGCGGTGAACGGTCGGTTGAGAGACGTCGTGCCCCTCGGCTTTCAGGGCAGCGGCGATCGCTTCCGACGAAACTATCCCCGAAGTAAGGAGTTCCTCAATGCGTTTTACCAGGCCAAGAGCCTCTATTTTTCCGCGCCGTTCCGACATTCAATACACCAGGAAGTAAACTGATTTTCATTTTGGTGCATCCTAACACGGGTTTTCAGGCGGGATTTGAAACGGACTTGCGGCGTCAATTATGTACAATAATGTACAACTATGACAAAAAAGAGCCGCAAAAAAGTTCTTGACAGGTTTTTAGGAAGGGTTCTTTTCAAATGGAATATGGAAGTATTTCGTATAAAACAGCCTTATACACAAGACAGAATAATTCATACACGCGGCAGGCTCCCCCCGCCCCCGACTTTCGATCTGCCGCCCATACGCTTGCGAAAGTATGCCGGTTTGAATCTCTGATTTTTGGTGAAAAATTACACAGAAATGGTAGAGGTGACGGGGGGAGGAGTCCCAATCTCCCGGTTTCCGGTTTTTGGGGAGTCAATAGCAGGCACGGGCACCAGGGCAGTCGATCCCGGCGCCCGTGAGGTTTGGTTAGGCGGATCGGTTGCCGGCTCGATCAATCTTTCTCTTGCTCATCCAATTCCAAAGGTTCCTCGGCGTGGAATTGTACTTCTCGGCGATTTTGGTTTGGGGAACTCCGAGGGCGAGAAGGCCCCGGATCTCCATCTCATTGGCATCGAGCTTTGATTTGCCTGGCCCAGGACGGCGGCCAAGGACAACGCCCTGACTTCGTTTGGTGGCCAGGGCTGCTTTAGTCCGCTGGCTGATCAGATCCCGCTCGATCTCAGCGGCCATAGAGAACGCCATCGCGACCACCTTGCTCTGGATTGAACCATCTAACGACCAGTTGCCCTTTGCCGCATAGACCCGGATACCTCTTTGCGTAGCGATCGACAGGATCTCCATGATCTCCAGCATCGACCGCCCAAGGCGTGATAACTCGGCCACGATCAGGACATCACCCTTACTGAGGCCCTCCAGAACGCCGCAGATCTCCCGATCCCGCCATGATTTACGACCGGATACGGTCTCCTCGACAAACTGAACCTGCCCCAGGGCGCGATCGTTTGCCATCTTCAGGATCTCCAAGTGCTGATTCTCGACATCCTGCCGATCGGTCGATACCCGGACATATGCCATCGTTTTCTGATTCATGCCGCCTCCTTTTTTCGACTCGGAAATGAAAACATCTACTTTCCAAGATTAATACAATCAACACTGAATAGTTGTCAATATATTTCTATTCATATTCGAGTGTCGTTTATACGGTCGTTTTCGTTTCCGACAATCGGCGATTTCTCCAAACACATCGTTGCCCCTGGTCCTCCAGCGCCGCCCAGGGGAGGAGGTCAGATCCACCGGCCGGGTTACTTTAACGACCCTGGTCCAAAAGCGTCCAAGAATCAGCTATACCCAGACAGTCATTTTGGGCGCTCCGGAAGGGCTTCATAACGGCTGTCCAAGCCTGTCCAAACTCAAATTATTGCCCTCAGCGGCGACTCTGAATAATTCAGTACCGCATTAATACTATAAATAATAATACAATCAGTACCTTACAGTTTTCCCCTTCCCCCTCCGAGTTTTAGAGATATACCGGCCACGGAGATGCGACTTTCCGAATTCACCTCATGCCTGGGCAAGAAAAGAATCGCCATAATTCGCTCGCCAGTCACCATGTAATTCATTTCCTAGACAGAGGTGCGGCGAAGCTGATCTGCACCGGATCGGAACTCCCCTCACCATGCCGGGACAGAAAGTGAGCAGTTTTTTTAATCCTGAGCAGTTTTTGAGCACTTTTTGAGCAGTTTTTGAGCAGTTTTTGAAATCCATAACCATAGGTATTCATTAACTAATATTAAAATATGAGCAGTTTGAGCAGTTTTCAGACACAACCTTTTATATTATTTTATATGATCTATATTCTTATT